GTGAATAAGGTGCTGATACGCCGTCTGCATAATGACCGCCGTCTGCATAATAATATCTATAGTATGCTTCCATTAGCATTGTAGTAATGCCTAAGTTGTCATCATGGAATGTAATGTTTACTGGATCGTATTCTAAACTAGTTTGTAAATTCTTTTTACGATTGTACATGTTTTTAGTTACAGTGTTCATACTTACTTTTGGTAAGTCAACTGATTTAACTAATAAGTTTATTTCGTTTTTATGTCGTTGATCTAATTGTGGCAAATTTGACGCCGCAGTTGGACTTAGTTCTATTACAACATGGTAAAGGAACTTTGCCTTGGGTGCCAGCCTAAACGCATCATCAGTATACAGTCTTGCCGCATGCTGAAAGTCTGCCATGTCACCTTTTGGGTTAGTTGTGCCGCTTAATAAATTATCAAGAAACCCATTTAATATGTTTGCCATTTAAATCTCCTTACTAATATTTATCTATAACATAAAGTACGCAGATTATTAAAGTAATTGATTTTGTTCCATCCAGTAAGATAACTTCTCAGCAAAAAGTTTACTAGATTCTGGTCCAGGATGCTCGCCATCTCTTGCATGGTCTCGGGTCTTTAATGCTAGATTAGGATATAAATTTGGAGCATTAATTTTACCTAACGTATATAGTGTTTCGCCACACCAAGACGAAAATACTATTTTTACATTATGTGCTTTTGCACTTTCTGTAATCATAGATACAGCATATATAAGATTCATTATAAACATACTATTATCATATGTGGCGTATATGTCTGTCCACTTCTTTTCCTGGCTTTTACTAAAATTAGGATTCTTCCAGGGTAGCATTTGCATTTCCGTCGCTCCATTTTCGCTAATTTCAGCGTAATCTACTCTATGCAAACTTGGTAATAATATAACCGCATAATTTAAATTTAAAACTTGTTGTGTTGCTACAAATGTTCTGGCAACACGCAATGCACTTGCGCCACCTATACCAAAATTATACTTACACATGTTATAGTGTTTAGAAATTAATGTAGTCCAGTGTTTTGACGATTCTACACCTTCACCAAACGTATTGCTACACCCATAAAATCCTATGTTTGGTCGTTTAGCTTTGTTTCTCCACACGTCCCTAAACCCATATTGATTTATAGTATACTGCCAGGGGTCTTTATCAAAGTTTGGTGCTTCTTCTTTGCGTATATACGTATACTTCCAATTTAAAGAATCTTGAGTAATACCATGTCTATTTTTGATATCTGCTGCCATAGGGCCAGCAAAGTTTCCAAATTCTACTAATTCTGCTAGAGACTTAACATTATATGGTGACAGGTATCTTGGGTCTAGTTTTTCGTTAGATATAGCGCCAAAGTTAAAGTTATTTAAATTCAGACTTTCTAAATCTGTTCTAATTGGATAATTCATATAGTATTTATTTTATCCAATATTATCAAAGATAAAAAAAGGAACCGAAGCTCCTTTTAATAATAACAATATGGCACTTAGGTTATATTACTAACCAATACCGCCACCGCCCGTAACTAGACTATTAATAGTTCTACCTACTGCTGTTCCAATACCGCCACCTTGTGACTGTATTGCGTTATCGTAACGTATACTTAATGAAACTGTAACTGGCTCGTTAGCACTATATGCTAATGAGTTGTAGTTTGCATTTTGTATAAAGCAACCGTATAATTCAAAAGTGTCTAGTACGTTAGGAGTGTTTGCTCCGTTGCCGCCATCTAGTATTTCGATTCTAGTTACGAATTTGTAATCAATGCCACTTGCCGCACCTGATTGCTCAAAGAAGTCAAACTGCTTTTGTAGCTGTTCGCCAACAAGTTTTTGTACATTGTTGTTTACGTCTTCGCGCAAGTTAAGTGTAATCGGATCCCATGCATGCTTACCTGCTAGGTATGCTCTACTGTTGTAAACTGGGATTTCAATTTCCTCAAAGTTTACTACCGGACGTGTTACGTCAATTACTTGCTTTGTTAGTTCTGTTGTCGGTGTTGATACACCAAAGTTCTCAAGTGATACCCTGAAACGATACTGTAACTTCGGCATCAACAAACCTTGTGTTGATGATGAAGTGTCACTCGCTAGTGGTACTGTAATTTTTGAGAGTGTTGAAATAGCCATATTATAACTCCTGTTGCTAGTATTTATCATTTAATGGAGGCTATTTCTAGCCCCCATTTTGTTAGATGTTAAAGACCTGCAATTTCCCCTGTATTCTTAAGTCTAAGTGGAATAAAGATAAACTCCACAGCCTTAACTGGTTCAATTGCTATATCTAAGTATAGTTCGTTCTTGTCTATTCTACTTGCTGTGTTGTTTGACTCATCACATACAACTAGGTAGTCATATAACGCTCTAGATCCAACAAGTTCTAAGCACAAGCTCTCTGCGGCTTGTTTAATCTCATCTCTTGTTATCTTATCATTTGGTTCAAAGATATAAGGCTTAGCAAGTTTGTTAAGTTGACTTCTCATATAGATAACAAGTCTAGCAACGTTAATTCTATCTAATGAACTTGCATTTCTTGCACGAGTCTTCTGTCCAAATGCAACTAATCCAGCACCTGTGATAAACGTAATTGGGTTAACTTTAACACCATATAATGTGTCGCGTTGTCCTTCGTTTAGTGCTATTGAATTAAATTCGCCTTCTGAATCAATATAACCTGTTGCTGTTGCGTTAGTAATGCCGCCACGTCTTGTACCTGCTGGTGCAAACCATGGATAGCTAACTTGGTCACTTAGTGCAAGAGTTCTTAGCATCATGTGACTTGGTGGAACAACAATGTTGTTACCAGCATTATCACTGCTAAAGCCCCATGGATAATAAACACCTAAGTATTCATCACTAGTTACAAGACCTTCTGCATTATCTTCAACTGCAAGGTTTACGTTAGTACCCCATTCGTTGATTGAAGTTGCATCTGGTGTTAGTTTTGGTGGACTATCTCCAAGTACAAACGCTGTAATACCTCTATCGTAGTTTAATGTAACCATTTCACCAATTAGCTCTGGATACCCTGGAGTAGCAATTACGTTAAAGATTCTTGATTCATCATCTCTAATTGCATCGTTACTGTTAAGCATTGCTTGTAGACTTTGGATAACAACTTTACGCTGTGCCGCTTGTCCGAAGCTTCCTTTGCCGTCTGCTTGGTTAGCTGATTCAGTAACCCAACGGTGTGTATAATAGCTTGTCATTGCTTCGCTACTATTAAAACGTGTATTAAGTGCATTTGTATCAACACTGTTGCGTACAAACTTCTTAACGTTAAAGCCACTTCTACGTAAGTTAACTAACAACATACCTTTTGGATATAGTGCTGGATCTGGAGCGTCTGCATCTAAGAAGTTATTTGTTAACAACTCAGTGATAGTTCCAGCTACATTACTAGTAGCGCCTGTTAATCCCCAACGTGCGTCTGCAAATAGTACACCGTCTTCAGTAGTTTGATCGGCTGCATCTAGTAATACCCACTTTGCAGTAGCACTACTATATTTGTAAATTGTTGGATAATTATCTAAGTCTGCTGTTGAAACCCAAATGTCGCCATTCTTAAGAGCTGTACCATCTGATTGGCCAGTAGCCGCCAGTGGTTCAGTTGCACTTACAATAGGTCCTGCTGGACTTGTTTGCTGTGCAGTACTTGCATCGTAAAACGGACTAGTTGAATCTAAGTAACCAACCCAAGTAGTACCATTGTGTATCATGACATCAACTTCGTCAGTAATTGAACTGTACCATAATGTACCGTCTGCTGCCAATGCTGTTGGAGCTGTGGTGCTTGCAGTATATGTTAGTACTTGCCAATTTGAAGCAACAAACTGGTTTGCTGTATCGCCTGCTGGTGCAGTATACAAGTTAGCAGTTCCGCTATTTGCATTTACATAAGCACTAAAGCCCATTTCTGCAAATGCCGCTCCGCTATGGTCTTTGAAACGAATTTCGCCGCCCTTGGAGTGGCTAATAACAACTCTATTTTGTGCGTCAACGGTAGCACTAACGTTAGTTAATCCTACTGCGTTAATTGCGTTTGCAACTACTTCTGCGTCACTTGCCGCACCAGTTGTTGTTCCACTTACTGCTGTTACGCTTTGCAACGCCGCATTACCGACTATTGTCTCTTGTATATTAATTGTAAAACTTGCTGACGACATTCCAGTGCTAATTATGCCACTAGTAATAGTTGTCGGACCAGTTGTTGATCTTTTGTAAATTTTAAAATCACCAGCTGTAACTGTTGCTTCAGCATCGTTTGCTTTAACATAAGTTTGTGTTAATGATAATCCAGAACCGCCTAGTGTCTTATCTAAGTTGTAAATTGCTTCATGGTTAGTTGCATAGATTGGGGCCGCGCTAGTATCCCATAGCTTAGTTCCGTCATTCCATACTTTAACTTTCCAGTTAGCACCTTTGTTAGGTTGTGTAGTTTTAACCCAAAGGCTTCCTGTTGGACGTGATGTAGTATCAGCTGTCTTGTACTCTGGCACGCTTGTATGAGGAGCAATAGTTAATGCCGGAGCATAATATGTTCCTGCGGCAAAACCAGCTGATGCCATAGCACCAGTTCCTGCGGCAAGTACAACGTTTGCACCTGTAGAGAAAATATGCACA